CGAACTCAACGAAGGACATTTTGAATGGTTCATGAACGAGTTTGAATCGTTCACACGCAGACAAGAGCTGGAACGAGCTATATTGAAAGCAGCAGACTTGTTGGAAAAGGGTGATTATGATCCTGTGGAGAAGCTGATCAAAGACGCTGTGCAGATTTCGCTAACCAAAGACATGGGCACAGACTACTTTGCTGATCCAGCAGCACGGATACGCAAGTATTTTGAATCGGGCGGGCAAGTAAGCACAGGTTGGCCACAGATGGATCGATTGCTGTATGGTGGATTCAGTCGAGGCGAACTCAACATCTTTGCAGGTGGATCAGGATCAGGTAAGAGTTTGGTCATGATGAACATAGCATTGAACTGGGTGCAATCCGGACTCAGCGGTGTGTATATCACATTGGAACTGAGTGAAGAGCTTACAAGTCTTAGAACAGATGCCATGCTTACAAACATGAGCACCAAAGACATCCGCAAAGACATTGACACAGCAGAACTCAAAGTTAAACTGGTGGCCAAGAAATCCGGCAATTACCAAGTGAAAGGATTGCCGGCACAATCAAACATCAACGACATTCGTGCTTACTTGAAAGAGTATCAGATACAAACAGGCAAGAAGGTAGACTTCGTGATGATTGACTACTTGGACTTGTTGATGCCAGTGAGTGCCAAAGTTAGTCCAAATGACCTGTTTGTGAAAGACAAGTATGTGAGTGAAGAACTGCGTAACTTGGCCAAGGAACTACAGATGCTGATGGTCACTGCAAGTCAGTTGAATAGATCAGCCGTGGAAGAAGTAGAGTTTGATCACAGTCATATCTCAGGTGGTATTTCAAAGATCAACACAGCAGATAATGTGTTTGGTATCTTGACATCACGTTCAATGAAAGAGCGCGGCAAGTATCAGATACAATGTATGAAGTCGCGCAGTTCAACAGGTGTAGGACAGAAGATTGATTTGGAATATGACATTGACACCATGCGTATCACAGATGCAGGCGGAGATGAAAACGACAATGGATTCCGCAAGCCCAGTAGTGTGATGGAATCCATCAAGGCTCGTGCTAGTGTTGCACCAGCAGACACATCGGCAGCGGTCAAATGGGAACGGGGTCAACCTAAGCCAGGCGTTGATCCACTGGATCCTACACCAAAGATCACAGCAGATGTGCAGAGCAACAAGCTCAAGGAGCTGTTAGGCAAGATCAAAACCGGATGATGTATGTATAAAATTGAAGAAATAAAACATGTTCATCTAGAAATATCCAGTAGGTGCAATGCGGCCTGCCCACTATGCCTACGAAATTTTTATGGATATCCGCACAATGATGGGTATGTTGAGCATGACATGACCTTGGCTCAGGCGCAACAAATATTCCAACCTGAATTTTTAAAACAGATAAAAGTGATTTATATCAACGGTAATTTTGGTGATGCCGTGATGAATCAGGACACTATTCCTATTGTTGAATATTTTAAATTGCACAACCCCAATCTCCACATAGGGATCAGCACCAATGGCGGCGCAAGAGATCGTGATTTTTGGCAAGCATTGGCACACAATAAAGTGGAGGTGATATTTTGCATCGACGGTATAGATGAGGTTCATAGTCTTTACAGACAAAATACATTGTATTCAGTGGTAATAAAAAATGCCAAGACATTCTTAGAAGCAGGCGGCAGTGCGGTCTGGAAGATGATTGATTTTGACCACAATCGACATCAACAAGAGCAAGCCAGACAACTCAGCAAAGACATGGGATTTTTTTGGTTCAATCTAGTAGACCACGGAAGAAACAACGGACCGGTATTTGATAAAAATAAAAATCTATCGCACGTGATAGGCAAGCCGTCGACCACAAGTTTTGAAGTGCTATGGCACGATAAAATACATAATGAAGTGACACTAGGACATCTGATGAATTCTCGTCCGCCTCGCCCAATCAACTGCCAAGTAAAACAAGATAAATCTGTGTATATCTCCAGTGTGGGGGAAGTATATCCTTGTTGTTATATGGGGTACAGTCCTAAGACTTACGGAAATGGAAACTATTACGGCCCAATCAACAAGCAAATCAGACCCATGATCAGTCACAACAATGCATTGGAGAGGCCGCTTGCGGATTGTATTTCTTGGTTTGATAAAATTGTTGAATCCTGGGAAATCGATACATTTCAGCAAGGGCGGCTGGTGATTTGCAATGACACCTGCGGCACCAAAACCAATAAATAACCCAAAGGCCCTTGAACGCAATGCAAAAACGCACCCGTAGTCTATTGGAAGAACTAGATTCGATGTATGTTGAGCGTGAGCGCGACTTGATAATAGAAAGCCGCGCATCAAACATCATTGCTGGTGCTATCAACTTGTTAGAACAGATAGATGCTTCGTATTCACCGGAGCAAGCAGAAAATCTCACACGCAAACTGCTGAATGCAATCCGTACCCGGGATGCAGGCCGTTTTGCCAGAACTGTAAGGCGTAGTCATGCAAATCAATAAACTGCTGGAAGGCGGAAACGTATTCAAAACCAAAGACGGTGAACCACTCACACAACGTATCAATCGTGCAGATGTGCCTGCCACAATCCACTGGATAGAACAAGTGACCGGTATAGAATTCCCCAAGGACCGTTGGCTAGGATCAACTGGTAAGAAACCCACATCTGGGGACTTGGATCTTGCTGTGGATCTCAATCAAGTGAGCAAAGAACAGCTGGCCGGAATCCTCACACAATTTATACAAAGTCAAGGAGCCGATCCTAGAGAATATGTGGCCAAAAAAGGTGAGGTACACTTCAAGACACCCATTGGTGGTGACGCTAATCGCGGATTTGTGCAGACTGACTTCATGTTCTTTCCTAACTTGGACTGGGGCGGATTCTTCTATAGCGGCGGCGAGGATTCTGAATACAAAGGCGTTAACCGTAATATATTGATGTCCAGCATAGCCAAACAGCAAGGACTCAAAGTGGGTGCCAACGGAATGTTCTCTCGAACTAGCAATGAACTAGTCCAGGGCGGCATGGACCCTGACTACGTGGCCAGTGTGTTACTAGGACGCGGCGCTACCCGCGACAACTTAAAGAATGTAGAATCAATCTATGCTGCACTTAGCAATGATCCTGATCGTGAAGCCAAGACAGCAGACTTCCGTGAGTATCTAGCCCGAGAAGGTATACGAGAGCCCGACATGACGGTGCGTGAAAGTGATGCCAACTTCCTAGCTCGCTTGCGCGACCGTATTGTGAATCAAGGCATGCAGCCTTTGATTGAGACCAAGCGATCATATCAACTGTACGAGCAAGAACCTGCTGCTGTTGGTGGCAAAGCTAAAGGTATCGAGCACTTGGAAGACTATGTGTTCCGTAGTGGATCTGCAGGAGTGGATCGCGCACTACAAATAGCCAATTCATTCTATGATGATCCCAAAACAGGATCAGTGAAATGGGACGGCAGACCTGCTGTGGTGTTTGGCCGTAAGCCAGAGACCGGAGAGTTTGTGTTAACTGATGATGCAGGATTCACAGCCGCCGGGTATGATGGGTTGTTTACTAGTGCAGATGCCATAGCCGACGATATGGCCAGACGAGATGCCAATGCTGCTGCCAAAGGAAATGCAGCCACCAGAGTCCAGACTTTGTTACCCACATACGAAACTATCTGGCCATATCTCGAAGCTGCTACCCCTCGAAACTTCCGCGGCTATGTCAAGGGCGACCTGTTGTATACTTCGACACCACCAACGGAAGCTGGTAATCTAGTATTTCAACCAAATACTGTACAGTATCGTATTCCTGTGAGTAGCCATATAGGCAAGAAGATAGCCAACAGCGATGTGGGGGTAGCTGTGCATACCATGTATGAAGATACAGATGCACCTAAGCAACCACTGAGCGGAGTAAAATTTAATCCTGTAAACGGATTGTTTTTGATTGAACCGATCTATGCCGAATCTGTAAAGAAGAATCCTGCTATAATCAAGAACATCAAATCAATGTTGCAGCAGAATAGAGCATCAATAGATACCCTGTTCAATCCAATGGAACTACGTGCTATGAAGATCACTGACTTGGCCAAGTTGGCCATTGACTACATTAACAAACGTGTGGATCCAAATCACAAAGCATACACCGGAGACTTCCGCGATCTAGTGCCGGGATTCATGAGTTGGCTACAACAAACACAGACTCCACAGAAAGTCAATAATATAGCTCAATACCTGCGTAGCCCCACCAGCAACGAACAGGGATTAGCTGCTGCATTTTTGTTGTTTGAAATGTTGCATGATCTCAAACTGGATCTGCTGGGCAAACTTGATGCACAAGTGCCCGGCAACGAGGGATGGGTGTTTGCTACTCCTGTAGGGTATGGCAAAGCGGTGAACAGATTCGACTTTACTGCTAGAAACAAAGCCCGAAACAACCCGCCAACTCGATGATTTTTTGCCAGATTCATAAATAAGAGTAGGGCAAAAGCCCACTTTTTAGGAGATTTTAAAATGGCAGTATTTACACAAACAAACGGTACCACACAACCAGTGTTCAACATGGACACGGCC